GACTACGGCACCCTCACCAACCAGGGCCGGACCATCTTCCGGGGCTTCCGTGACCTGGGCTGCCACCTGGTCATCACCGCGCTGGAGAAGGACGACGCGGAAGGCGACAACGGCACCAAGGCCATCGGCCCCGAGCTGCCGAACAAGCTGTCCGCCTCCGTGCGTGGCTACGTGGACATGGTCCTGCGGCTGACGGCCGAGACCGTACAGACCGGCCCTGCCTCGCATGAGACGCTGATCCAGGCGGAGACCAAGCTGTCCAACACCCGGCTGTGCAAGGACCGTGACGGCTTCCTCCCGGCGGTTCTGCTCACGCCGACAATGGAGCGCATTCACGCCTACGTCACCGGCGCCCTGACCGAGGACAAGGACCCGGAGATCAAGCGTCACGCGGACGTCCGGGCCAAGGCCGCCGCGTACAAGGCGTCCAAGCGCACCCGCTGACCTTCCCCGACCAACCGAAACACACGCGAGGAAACTAACTCATGCCGAAGCTCACGCAGGACCAGATCCAGGCCGCCCAGCAGCAGAACGCGGAGAAGGGCATCTCCGACGAACCGAAGGTGCTTGCACCGCTGCCGGTGGACCAGGGACAGGCGTACGTGTACAAGCTGATCGCCTGCCAGGCCGGTACCGCCAAGTCGTCGGGCCGCTCGCAGTGGACGTGGGAGTTCCAGCTCGACGAGCGCTACCACCCGGACTTCGTCAACAACGGATTCCTGGAGAAGATCTGGCACTACACCAGCGCGGCGCCCGGCGACGAGTGGGCCATCACCAAGATGTACCACCACTTCGGGTACTCCAACGACACCGACACCGACGAGCTGATCAACGACGAAGCCACCGTCCTGGTCTACCCCACCGTCGAGATCTTCCAGGGCAAGCCGAAGATGCGCGCCCGCCGGTTCGCCTACCACGACGTGGCCGAGTACCCCGAGGTCTCGGGCCAGAGCGCTGAGCCCCCGTTCGGCGGCTCGGACGACCCGCACGCCCAGGGCCCGGCCGCCGGTCAGGGTGACGAGCCCGGCCCCTACGGCGCCCCCCAGGACGACCCGTGGGCCACGGCCACCCCCGCTGCGGCCACCGTCCCGCCGCAGGCTCCCGTGGGCGAGGACGACCAGTTCTAGGCCCTGCTGCACCGCACTGATTCGACCCCCTGTGAATCGCACAGGGGGTCGAATGCTCACCCGGTCAGACCCTAGTATGTGCTAGACTGTCACTATTGTGACCAGCACCTATCAAGGAGAAGACCAGCACATGGAGCCATCAACCCGTCGCCGGGGCCCGTCCCCCTCCAAGGCGGTACGCACTCCGGAAGAGGCCATGGAACTGGCCCGCAAGATGCCAGGCCGCAAGGTACTGGTATCTGCGGAACACCAGAAGTTCGGGGCCCGCGTCAAGGCCAACGATATCCGGTCCGGTAAGCGGGGCCCGTGGAAGGCCTACGAGGGCGAAGTCTGCACGTCCGCGCTGAAGCAGCCCGACGGCACGTACAACGTGTACGTCTACGTCGAAGCCAACCCGGACACCGATCCTCTGATCTGACCGCCTGCGGGGCACACATGGTCTCCAACCACCCATTGATCAGCCAAAACACAGTAGGGACTCCACGCCGACGGGAGTCCCTACTCGGCTATAGAGGGCCGCGCACCGGCCAGGAGAACCATGACGACGACACTCGATGTGCCCGCGACGTTCACCGGACACACCCCCAACCGGGTTGAGATCCTTCCCTCCCAACTCCCCGGCAACCTGTGCACGCCGGTCGCCTTCGATTTTGAAACGTCCTCACTGTGGCCCGACGAAGGCGGCATAGCCACCGCGTCCGTCGCCTGGTTTGAGGACAACATCCAGGACGCGGACCACATCCGCACCGCCGCCTTCCCCTTCGCCCAAGGCGAGGAAGGCAAGCCCGACTGGAACGGCCAAGGCGCCCTGTTCGGAGACGCCCGGGAGATCAACCTCCCGCTGGAGGAGTGGCAGGCGCTCACCGCTTGGTTGGCATCCAACCAACTCATTGCGCACAACGCCCAGTTCGACCTGATCATGGCCAGGGGCGGCGTCATGAAATACCGGTGGGACGACGGACACGGCATCGACCTGGTACCCCACCTGTACTGGGACACCATGCTCGCCAACTACGTGCTGTGGCCCCGGGAAATGCTGGGCCTCAAGGAGACGTTCGACCGGCTGTGGCCCGACGAGGGCGGCAAGGACTCACAGACCCGGCTCAAGAAGCACCTGAAGAACCAGAAGAAGAAGCGCGGCGACAAGGGCAGCGTCCGCTACGACCTCGCCAACTGGGAGGTCATGGAGCAGTACGCCGACGATGACGCCTTCAAGGCGCTCCGGCTGTACCTGGTCCAGAAGAAGGCGTTCGTCCACCCGGACAACCCGCAGTACCACCACTACCGGACCCTCCTGCTGGAGGTTATAGACCTTCTGGTGAACGAAGAGTCCCGGGGCATGCCGTACGCCGTGAAAGCCTCCCGAGAGGTCGCACAGCGCGTTGAAGAGGCCAAGCTGAAGCTGGGCGCCTCCCTGCCGTTCGAGCCAACCGGAGACCACGCCAAGAAGTACTTCTACGGCGACCCGGACACCGTCAACCGGCGCGGCCACAAGTCCCTGGGACTCACCCCGGCTTACCGCAGCGAGAAGACCGGGGAACCCTCCCTCAACTCCGAGGCACTGCGGGAGCTGGCCGAACAAGGGTTCCCGTGGGCCAAGGAATGGCAGATCTACACCCTGCTGGACCGGGCGCAATCCATGTATTACAACGGCTGGGCCGACAAGTGCGGACCTGACGGGCGTATCCGTGCCCGCACCCGCCAGCTCGGCACCGTGTCCACCCGCTTCAGCATCGAGCGGGCCAACCTTCAGGCCATGCCCCACGACCGGAAGCTGGAGGGGCTGGCCTTCGTCGGACTGGACAACCTCCCCACTCCGCGAACCCTGATCAAGCAGCAGGTCGACGACACCATGCCCGGCTGGATGCTGATGGAATACGACCTTTCGCAGGCTGAACTGCGCCTTGGCGCCTTGCTTTCCAAGTGCAAGAAGATGCTGGAAGCCTATTTCGATGGCGTGGACCTGCACCAGTTCACCGCTGATCAGGTCGGAGCCCCACGCCAGGTCGGCAAGGTGGCGAACCTGTCGCTGGAGTACGGCGCCGGATGGCGGACGCTGGGCGACATGATGGTCAAGATGACCGGCGGCAAGGTCAAGATGACCCCGCGTGAGCTGCAAGCCGTCCACGGTGGCTACCACCAGGCATACCCGGAGCTGAACCAAGCCATCGAGAGGTGGGACCTCTTCGCCCGCCGCAACAAGTACGTGCCCCTCATCGGCGGTCAGAAGCGGCATATCCGGTTCGGGGAAGACACCCGTCTGGGCTGGAACCAGGTGGTTCAGGGCAGCCTGGGGCAGTACATGCTGCACTGGCTGCTGGATATCGAAGGCATCGCCCGCCGCATGGGCATCCACAAGCGGGCCAAGCGGGAAGGCATCGGGGGAGCAGGTCTGCTGATGCAGGTCCACGACTCCGCGATCAACCTGATCCCGATCGATCTTGAAGCGGAGTTCTCCTACCTGGTGAAGAAGTCCGGGGTGGACTTGTGGCGGGACTTCTTCGGTTACATCAATGGCGGCGTGCCGATGAAGGTGGACGGCAAGCCCTTCGCAGAGGGAGAATGATCATATGAGCCCACGGTTAGGCGGCAGCGACGAACCCCAGCGGGGGAGACCCTCCCGGGAACAGGTCGTAGCCCGGGGGAAGGCCATGCAGCTCCGGCGCCGCATCCTGGACGAGGGGGCGTTCGGCGGTGGGTTCGACGTCCCGGACGACATCACGCCCACAGAGGCGGCTATTGAGGCGTTCCGCAGGTCTCTGGCCATGGTCCGGTGGATCGAATCCCAGATGTCGCAGTGGGCGCCGAACCTGCTACCGCTGACCGAGAACAACTACGACGACAAGGGCGCTCTCCAGACCATGCCCACCCATGAGGCGGCGTGGCTGGACTTGTGGATGCAGGAGCGCAAGGAGCTGCGGGAGGCTATCAAGCTCTGCCATTCGATCGGTGTGGAGGAGCGGCAGCTAGCCCTTCAGGAGCAGCAGGCCGATGCGATGTTCATGATCCTTGAGCGGATGATCGATTCGCTGGGGTTGTCGGAGGAGCAGCGGCAGAAAGTCCCGCAGTTGCTGCCGGAGATCATCCGTACGGTGGCTCTGCCGGGTGCCGGGGGAACGGTGCACACCCCCCAGCTGTAGTGCTAGGGTAGATGCCAGCGCCTGGCCCGGCGTGGTTCGGCTAGTCCTGTATGGGGGCATACCCGGCCAAAGGGTGCTTAGAGCCCGTTCCTGCCTCTTCTGGGAACGGGCTCTCTGCTGTCCCGAGGCACCTCAGGACACGCGAAAGCCCCCGCTCTGCGCACTTGGCGGTAGGGCGGGGGCTTTCGGTGTTCCCGGGAGGCTCTAACCCCGCGCGGTGTAGTTCCCCTGATTGGGCACCGACTTGCGGGAGGATCCAGTTGCCTGGTTCCGCCTTGATCCCGGCGAACGGTGTGGGTCACGCGGCTTGAACCGGCTGTGCCCGGGTGCCTGGGTTTCCCCTAAGCAGACGCGCATCCCCACGCGGCGCAGTCTAGCCGAAGCTAGCTCAACCCTGCACCGCAGTTGAACCCACCCCAACAGCTCGTGTGAATGGGTTCGTTGCAGGGTTCCCCGGCACGGTTAGTCCGGTCCTGCCCTGCAATGCCTAGTACTGTACCCGATAGAAAGCCTCATGGCTACTAGGGGAGATACTTGCGAGACAGGGACATGCATGCTAGGGTAGATACATAACGACGACGGACACCGAACCAGGGAGACCGGCGATGCCTCAAATCCCGAACGCCTCATGGGCCCGATCCACCGCCGACCAGCTGTGGGACGGCGAAGACGATGCCCTGATGACGGCTCACGAGTACTCCGACATGACGTACTGGAACGAGATGTGCCGTGACATGGCCAATACCGAGCGCATGTACGGCGACTGCGGCCGGTCCATCGTTGGTACCGGCGACTACGAGCAGCTACTTGAAGAAGACGCCCGTGTCGCCTGGGGTCTGCCCGCCGTTCCCGGATTCTGAGGAGAAGACTGATGACTGACCCGACCGCCCCCGTGTTCACCCCAGACCCCCGCGAGGCGAAGCTGCCCGTATGGGTCCGGGAGCAGCTCCAGAGCTACCGGAAGACCATCACCGACCTGCACCAGGCTGTGACCG